ATTTTGGACTATAATTTTATTCACCCAATAAAATTTTGTGTTATGCAAAGCGTGTTCTAGAATTTGAAACTGTAGAATTCGCTGTATCATAATGCAGAATGCATTCTATAGCCAAATTTCTTTCGAAACGTCAACTATAGATGATGCTACTGCTAGTACAGTCATACAGTCCTATAAATTATTTCAAAATAATTCTTGTGTGAGCCAAGTTCATAGCATTTAGAATTATAGTTTTAGAAAGTATTTCAAACTTTTAAACGCTGAAGCAATAAGTATGTGTTTTAAAGTTCGCAGTGATCGCTGCAGTATAGGGTCCAATAAAGAGATTTATTGGAGTCATTTTGACCTGGAAACTACTCTATATGGAAAAATATTATCTGCGTTTCGCAAGTAAAACTGTAATAATAAAGTGTGGATGCAACGAACTCTTATTTTGATGTAATTTGTGGTAGGTTGCTTAGAATCCCTGTGCCTCATTTGAGGAAAGAGACATAAATGATATAGACTACTAAAGCTTTATCATTTCTCTAAACGTATTGTACGCCGGGTGCATTCTTTGGACAGGTGATGAGACACACCGTTTATGCCATCATGAATAGCCTTAATATTAAAAAACAAAACTCAAAAAAACAAAAAATTCAAAAAAATGAAACTGTTAAAACTCTTAGTGAGATTGATGAGTCTATAAGACGAATTCTTTCTGTTCCCATTTATCCTGTAGATTGGTCAAAAGTTCCTCAGGATAGCGATTATGAACATATACCTATGCAAGCTCAAGGCTTGCAAGACTTTCTATCTATGTTCACTAGTTCTGGAGTTCTTTGTGGTATAGGTGCTGGAGCTGCTGCTGGCCTAGGCACGTATACTACTTTAAAAGTTATTAGCACTTTAGATAAAACATCAAAAGGTGTTGATAATTTTGTGAAATTTGGAGATCGTATAAGTCAGAAAATAGATAGTGCTATCGATGAATTTTCTGCCCAAGGATCTGCTGTTGTCAATAATGCGAACCTTGTTACAGCCGATATACATGCTGTAGCTGAGAAGCTTGAAAAGACTAGTTCTGATGTTTCCAATTTAGTATCAGGTTTGGGTACTGAATTTGATATGTTGGTCAATTATTTTAAAAGTTTTTTTAAAACCGATGTCCCCCAAGTTATCAAGTTCGTAGACGTGTTGTGTAATATCATTGCACTAGGTATTATCTTAACTCGAACTGAGGATTACCTAGTTGTGGGTAGTGCTTGTAAACTCTTTGCTTCTACTCTAAGTTCTATAGCAGGAGTAGTAGTATCAGTTGTAGCTCCATTTATGGAGGCCTTAAGAGAGCTGACTAATCGATTGCGTAAGTCAATACAATTGTCATTTGAGTATGTTGCTCAAGCAGATACTACCCCTGAAGATCAAGGAAATGTTATTGTTAGTGCTATGGGTGCTTTGACTACTTTGTTTTACAATATGTTTGGTATATCTGGAACCGTATCTAAAGAAGAGATCCAATCTTTGCATGCATTAAATACTGGGCTAAGAACCGTCAAGACTTTATCTGATGTTGCTATGTGGTTAATTAATTTTGTGTTCGGTTGTTTTGCTACTATATGGTATAAGATAACTGGAGCGCCTTTTATAACTGCTGATACTGAAGTTGTTGTGGATGAAGCTATAGCTTGGATAGAAGATGTAAACTTATTGATTAGTCAGGATGTAACTAAGATGATGAATATAAATAGGAAAATGGCCATCAAAGTTATTAAGTACACTGAGTTGGGAAATGCTATAGGAGTGAAATTGATAAAACTTAAATATCATTCAGGCAATTTCACCATTTTCTTTGAGACATTACGAACTTTGCGTCGCTTGTATGATTCAGCTCAAAATATAGTGCATTATGGCGATATAAGGTATCAACCTCTTATACTTCACTTTACTGGTGCTCCTTGCAATGGAAAATCTGATGTAGCTCAAGCTCTTACACACGATCTTATGAAATTATGTGGGCAAGAATTTGAAATGGGTTCTATTTTTACAAAACCTAATGATAGTCCATATTGGGATGGTTACGAAAATCAGTTTTGTGTTTTAGTAGACGACTGGTTGCAAGTAACTGACCATGAATCAAGAGCTGCTATTTATATGGATCTTATCAGGATGGGTAATGCTGCTCCTATGAAGTTAAATTGTGCTGCCGTTGAAATGAAGGCAGGAACTTTCTTTAATTCTGCTTTAGTTTGCTTGACATCAAATGATCCAGCTCTGGAAGGAGTTTCTAGTATACAAGAGGTTGGTGCAGTTAAGCGTAGGATAGATTATTTAATCCGAGTAACCATTCCTCCCAATATGCGCGCGAAAGATGATAAAGGGCGATTGGGCATAAGATCTAAAGAGTATGACTTTACTTTATGGAGATTTGAATTGTTGGATGTAGATACTTATTCTCCTGTTAAATGGAACATAGACGGAGAGCTGTATTCAATGATCTCTTATTCTATGCTGTTAACAGTTTGTAATAATGCTCTGAGAGAAAAACTGTACGGCCCCAAATCGAATATTTTGGCTTACATGTTAGAAAAAGATGCTGCTAATCCTCAAAATTTTCAAGACAGAATAAATCCTGCAAGAACTGTGTGTTGGGATGTTGCTGGTAATGAAATTGTTTTAGAACGAATGGTCGCTCAAGGTATGACAGATGTAGTGAGAGATTCTTTTATCTCTGTTCGCACCAAATATAATGATTTTATTGTTGAACTAGATTGTCCTTTTAAAAAATATTGTACTTTGACTGACGCTCAAAAGAATATGATTTACTTAGCAGCTGCCAATAACAATTTCTTTAGTTCAATGAATGTTGATTATGTAGAAGCTGAACAATACGAAAAGGATTGGATGGAGTTTTTAGATTCAGGATATTTGGAACATTTTTATGCGAATATAGGTTTGGAGGAAGTAACATTAGAAGGATTTTTGGAGTATATGTTGCGAGATCCTAATTGTTGGAATATCTCGCATCGAGAGCGTTTAGTATATGCTTATCGTGGATATTTTACTGAAAGGCAGAAGAGTTATTGGTATAGATTTAAAAATCGAGTCAAAACTATCCCTACTGATGCATTGTCTATATATACGGGACCTAAAAATGCTTTAAGAAATGTATATATTTTCCTTAAAAATACGATAGATACTGACATGTTTAAGATGATGTTTACAACCTATTTAGCTGCTAGTTGTGCAATGTTAGCTATTACAGGAGCTTTGACAGTCATGATCAGAACCACTCATGCTATTGCTAATTTCTTTAATAATATTGGCGCAAATAGACCTAAAGCTATCGAGGCTGCACCTACCCAACCTAAGGAACAGTTTGAGCCTAAAATGCAAGCCCAAGAAGGCAATTATATCAAGCCTCATAAGCAACATATACCTAAACCTAGAAGAAATGTTGAACGTGCTGTAACTTCATGGGGCAAAGCTCAAGGTGCAGATCAAACTACAAACGCTTTAATCGATGGGCCTTTAGCTTCTAATATTGTTGTAGTTCGTATAATGAATGCTTATTCGTCTCTTGTATGCCATCTCACTTTTGTGAAAGGTAGAGCTGCTTTGCTTGCTCAGCATACCATTGACCCCCTTATTAACAGCCGCGATGGCGCTATAATATTTTTGAGTGGTAAGGATAAAGGTATTGAAGTGCCCTTTGAGAAGGTGGAAGGTTATAATTTTGAGGGGGCTGATGTTGGACTTGTTGTGTTTTCACCTGAGTCAAGGGTTAGTGAGTATAAAGACATTACTCACCATTTCATAACAACTGATGAAGTACAAGATTTAGCTACTCAAGATGACTATGCTTTGGTGACAACCACTGGTATACACCCTTTCAGACAAGTTGTTTACCATTCCAGCAGAGCAGATTTTCATAGTACTTTTGGTTACGTGCAAGAGGTCAAAGATAGAACAAGGGAAATATTTGTGTCTGGAGGTTTAACAATTAATGGGCCTAATAAAGATGGTGATTGTGGATCTGTTTATGTTTTGTTTGATACCAAGTTTGCCCATAAAATCGTTGGAGTACACGTTGCTGGATCCAATGTTCATCAAGCTAGTTATTGTTCAATTATAACAGCTCGCAATTTGACAAAAGCTTTAGTGGCTGCCGGGTTGACAGAAGAAACTCCAGATCTGCTAAACTCTCTTCAAGCTCAAGGGAAGATAGAAGACGTTAAGATTCAAGACGACTCCAAACAGAAAGAATGGGTGGCTAGAGTTCTGCCTAATGCTCAATTTGTAGCTGCTGTCGACAAACATTATAAGGTGCGATTGCCATCAAAGCCGAGCTCAAAACCTTCATTAATTCATAATGTTTTGCAGGAAACTAAGCTAGCACCAGCTCAACTTAGAAAATTTGAATGTGATGGGGAAATAGTGAGTCCTCTCGAAAAAGCCTTGAACAAATTTAATAAGCCTCATTTTGAGCCTTCTTACGATACGAAGTTTAAGATGAGGACAATTAGTGATTGGTTAATCGAGAAGTTAGTCTCTAAGGCAACGTTTATAGAAAGCCTAACTTGGGATGAAACTGTCCGTGGCTCTAGACGTCAAACTCATTTAGAACCCATTAATATGCAATCGTCAATGGGCTGGCCTTGGACAGTTGAATTCAGGGAAGACATCAGAAGAAATCCTGGTAAGACCACTTTGTTTAAATTAATCAAACGTAACAATGACGAATTAGCTTATGAAATGACTGACTGGTTTAAAGATTATATGCTAGAGTATGATGAAAATTTACACAAAGGCATTATTGATCCACCAGTATTTTCAGGTTGTTTAAAATCAGAATTGAGGCCAATTGAGAAAGTTAAATTGGGCAAAACTAGGTTTTTTCAGGGCGCTCCAATCGACTTTTCTTTAGCGTCCAGGAGATATTTTGGAGCTTTTATGAGTGCATTTTTCGAGAGTAGAGACATTATACCTCCTAAGGTAGGTATTAATCCTCATAGTCGTGAGTGGTTTAATATGTACCACAATTCAATACCTGGTGATAAACCTTTTAGAACTTTTGCTGGTGACATTGAGAATATGGATGGATCACTGTTAGAATGGATGTTAGATGAAGTGTATTATGTCATTAAAGGATTTTATGAGGCAGACCCCTCAAATGAAGAGGTAAGAGCTCTGTTGTTTGAGTACATCAAAAATCCTTTTGTGATAATAATGGACGTTATTGTGCGTTTTCGTGGC